AAAGGCGGGCACGGCGGCCCTAGGCCTGGAGCTGGACGAAAGAAGCAACCGGATGAAGCACATTTAATTGAAAAGCTGTACCCGCTGGAGGATGCCGCATTTAAGGCCCTTAAGGCCCGCCTGGACGAAAACGATCCGAAAGCCATAGAAATTTATTTCCGTTACTATTTCGGCCTACCAACGCAAAGGATAGAGAGCAAAGTAGAGGGCAACCTTAATCAGGTGAATATCGAAGTACTCAGGCCACAAACCGAAACACTAAAAAAAGTTAGTTAGTGCCACTTTGTCGCATCCTGTTTAACTTTTCTATTTAACATAATAATAGTTATATGGCAAAAAAAACAAAATGTATCGTTTCTGTCATGATGTCATGATGGCAAAGGTAGGGCAAAGGGATGGTGTGCAATGATCGACCTGGACGTGATCAGCCACAAAGGGCCGGATACGATGGCAGGTACTTTAACGATTTTCAATCGGCCAGGGGCGGGGTAAACGCTCAGAAATGAAAGTAGTAAAAACCCAACATAAAACATCCGTTATACGATGACCCCCATTTCTGCTGTACTTTTCAACTTGATAATTGTAACTGAAATTTTAATTTTTACTGAAATATGGAAGTAAGCTTACAGACCAACAAGATATTCGACATCCTAACAGATAGCGATAAGCGCATAACGGTGATGCAGGGCGGCAGTAGGTCGGGCAAGACGTACAACATCCTTATTTGGTTCATTATCAAGCTATTGCAGGAAGATGGCAAAACCCTTACTGTAGTTAGGCAATCCCTCCCATCCATTAAGGGAACGGTTCTCAGGGACTTCATTGACATACTATCACGTATGGAGATATACTCTGAAGACAACCATAATAAGACTGACCAGATATACAGCCTCAATGGTAATATAATTGAGTTTGTATCCGCTGATCAACCTCAGAAGATTCGTGGACGTGCCCGTGACTATCTTTTCTGCAATGAGGCTAACGAGTTGACTTACGAGGCATGGATGCAGTTAATAATGCGTACTTCCGGAAAGATAGTGATTGACTACAACCCTTCTGACCTATCATCTTGGATTTACGATGACGTGATTCCACGTAATGATGCGGATTTCTACATAACCACCTTCCGTGATAACCCATTCCTCCCACCAGAGCTTATTGCGGAGTTGGAGAGATTAAAGGATGCTGACCCGAATTATTGGCAAATTTATGGCTTAGGCGAGAGGGGCCTTTCTCAGGACTTAATTTATTCGCATTGGCGGACAACTGAGGAGATGGTGGAGGATGAACAGGGTGAGGTCGTGTACGGGTTGGACTTTGGGTTTAATGTGCCAACGGCATTGGTTAAGGTTGTATTCCACGAAGGCAACGCTTATTGTAAGGAGATGCTGTACGAGACTAAGCTAACCACTGAAGACTTGGTTGACCGGTTAAATGCTTTAAATATCAGTCCATATGACGATTTGTACTGCGATGCTGCTGAGCCAAAGACGATAGAGGCACTTGTAAGGAGTGGGTTTAATGCTAAGCCAGCTAACAAAGATGTTACTGAGGGAATTAGGACTGTAAAGGCCACTCCGTTGTTTATATCAAATGAAAGTGTAAATTTGTTGAAAGAAATCAAAAATTATCGGTGGAAAACCGATAGAAATGGAAATAAATTAGATATGCCCGTAAAATTTGGTGATCATATCCTTGATGCCTTACGATATGGGATTTATTCCAAAATAACAATTCCCAAGGTGACTTGGGGAGCAATTTAAAGATAATGGGCGTATTCGATAGGTTGTTCAAAAATACAAAGGGTATCAATCCAAATGTAAATATTACTACGCAGATGCGTGGTATCAATGGTGCGGTTTTGCAAGATTATGAGGATGGCAAGTATGTAAACGAGGGATATTTGGGCAATGCTGATGTTTATGCTATTGTGACTTTCCTCTCAAGGAAGGCCTCTTCCATCCCTTGGTACGTTTATAAGCTCAATGATACACCTAAAGGCCGCACTGAGCTGAGTCGGTATAAGACGATGAGCCGCAACATCGGGCAGCGTGGCAGCTACGAGGCGGCAGTGAAGGCGAGGAAAAACGCTTATTCTGAAAACATTGTCGAGAATAACGAATTGGCTAGGCTGCTTGAAAGGCCGAACCAATACCAGGCCCAAGACCAATTCCTTGAGAATTTGTTCGGGTATAGGTTCCTTTCCGGTGAAGGAAACGTTTATGGCAATGATGGTCGTTTGGGCGGTCAATTTACCGAGTTAAACGTGCTTCCGACTCACTTTTTGGAAATATATCCTGATCCGAACGATTTGTACGGGTTGCTTGGGTATAAGCTAATGGTCAGCAGAGGCATTGATCTACCTAAGGATAATGTGATGCAGTGGAAGACGTGGAGTCCGGATTTCAATGACGTGACCCGCAGTCACATGAGGGGTGTTAGTCCGCTGCGTGCAGCATATAAGACTTTACGCATGAGCAACAACTCAGCGGATGCCTCTGCGATGATGACGGCTAATGGTGGGGCAAAGGGTGCGATAACGCCAAAGCCTCTAGGGTCAATAGTGCCTAACTTTACGATTGAGCAGGCTAACATAATTAAGAGGGCGGTCAATGAGGACATCAATAGCGTAGATAATAAAGGGAAGGTGGCAGTATTGCAAACACCTTGGGATTATCTCAATTTTGGCTTGTCTTCCATCGACATGGAGCTGGTGAAGACTATGCAGATGAGTTTGCAGCAGTGGTGCCGTGTTTTCGGCCTTCCTGCTGTCATTTTCGATACAGATACATCAAGCTATAACAATTACCACAATGCGATGCGTGATCTTGTTACAAATACCATTGTGCCAATGTGCTGCTCACTCCGTGACGAGCTTAATAAGTGGCTTGTCCCAAGATATGGCACGGAATACTATATCGACTTCGATATAACTGCTCTGCCAGAGATGCAGCAGGATATGGAGCGTATGGTGCGGTCACTGCGTGATGCTAACTGGTTGACGATGGACGAGAAGAGGGTTGCAATGAATTACAGCGAGAAGGGTGGTGCATGGGATATGAGCTATATCAATCAGGGTTTGATTCCTATTGAGCAGGCAATGATGGACTTAAGCATAAGTGATGATAACAGCACAAACAACGGACAGCGAGATATGGGCGATCGTGATGACGAGATTTCCGAAGATCCCAACGGAGAGGACGTGTAGGACAGAGATGATGACAAGAGCAGAGGTGAGGCAGAGTTATAAATTAAGATTGATAGATGAACGCAATGCAGCGCAGCGAATATTGGCTCAAGATGGAGCGGATGCGGAGGGTGGTGGAGCGTAAATATACGCCCATCATGACCGAGGTGTTGCTGAAGGAGTTCGATGCTTTTGCTAAGAGTGTCAAGCGTGATGGGCCAAGTGCAGCGATGAGTGGGTTGGGAGCGGTGGTGTGGGATACAAAGATAATGGCGGTGATGAGTGATATGTATAGGGAGGTGGCTGTGCAGTTCAGCAATAGTGCGTATAGGGCGGTGGGGATTGAGAGCAGGAAAGCGTATAATCCGTTTAAGCTGAATAGTACTTTTCTTGCGGAGATCATGAGGTATCTGGCTCAGTATGGCTTTTACATCGTTGCTTTTATAACGCAAACGACTAAAAAGAAACTTATCAGCCTTGTAAGTGCTGCGATGAATGTTGGGGCGAGTGTGGATGACATAGTGAATCTTATTGTGAGCAAGGAGATGGGGGAATATGCGAGGATGAGGGCGAGGACGATAATTAGAACAGAGGTGATGAGAGCGAGCAATTACAGCGTGTCTATGGGGGCCACAGAGCATCAGTTCCAAGTTGACAAGATGTGGGTGAGTATGCGGGATGCGAGAACGAGGCGGATATCTAAAGACCAGTATGACCATTGGGACATGGATGGGCAAGTCAGACCACTTGATGAACCTTTCCAGAGCTTTGACAAGTTAGGAAGAGTTGTGTTGGCAGATATGCCTGGTGACCCAAAAGCACCTAAAGGCTTTCTGATAAATTGCAGGTGTACGGTGGCGTATGTGCCTAGTAGGGATGCAAATGGTAGATTAATAATGAAATTGTAAAATATGCCAATTACAAGATGCGATAACGGCAAATGGAGGATTGGGGATGGTGAATGTGTTTTTTCTTCAGAGGCGAATGCGGCAAGGGCCTATTCTGAATATTTAGCAAATGAGGAGAAAGCCGAAACATATAACGATTACCCAGAGGCAGCAACGAATAATGCAAAGAGGGTTCTGAAATGGAGGGAAGAATATGGTGATGAGGTGCGTGGGATGACTGCCGTAGGTTGGAATCGTGCTAACCAATTAGCCAATAAAGAGCGTTTAAGCCGTGACACGATAGCTAAAATGGCTGCTTTTGAGAGGCATAGGCAAAACGCTGAAGTAGCACCCGAATTTAAAGATACACCGTGGAGAGATAATGGTCATGTGGCTTGGCTTGGTTGGGGCGGTTCAGCAGGAGTAGAATGGGCACAAAGGAAATTGAACCAAATAGATAACAAAAATAAGAGTATGATTTACACATATAAGGCTGCAAGGCTTGAGTTTAAGGATGTGGACAGCAAGAAAATGACCGTGAGTGGTTATTTCTCTAAGTTTGGCAATGTGGATAGTGATGGGGATATAATGATGCCAGGTGCGTTCAAGCGTAGCATTGCTGATTGGGGGCCAGAAGGCAAGCAGAGAATTAAGCACTTAATGAACCACAGACCTGATCAACCTCTTGGAAGGATAACAGTTTTGAAAGAGGATAGCTACGGCCTGTATTACGAGAGTGAATTAGTAAAGACTACCTTTGGTATGGACTTTATTAAGATGGCTGAAGGCGGGATAATAACAGAGCATAGCATTGGCTTCAATACGCTCACAGAGAATAAGGGAGCTATGGGAAATGAGATAAAGGATGTCAAGTTGTTCGAGGGTTCTTCCCTTACGGCTTGGGGTGCGAATATGGACACGCCATTCCTTGGTTTCAAGTCAGAAATGGACATAAACGAACTTAAGCAAGAAATTCGTATTTTTGAAAAGTTTATACGCAATACCGATGCATCTGATAATGTAATCGATTTGTGTGTAATCAAAATTAGGCAATTAGCACAAGCGGTAGAGAGATTAAGTAGCACGAAGGCAACAGCAAATGAGCCGGAGCAGCCAAAGGTTGATAACACGCTTGAGAAA